TATCACCTCATTGGTCACGTAGTCCTACCTTTATTAAGTTAGGTAGAGTAGGATCACATATTTTTTATATAGACAAAAAGAAATAATAGGAGTATGCTATGGTGACAAATCATTTAGAAGTAGAAAATAAATTACACGAACATATTAGAATATTAAAAATACAGTTAAAAGAAAAAGATGATATGATAACTAAATTAAGAAAAGAAAAAGGCTTACCTATTAAAACTACATGGGTGGAAAAAAATGGTTAGAAATTTATGGGATCAAGAAAGAAGAACTTTATTTAAAAACTTAGTTAAAGAATATGAAAGAGAAGGTTACGGTAAGGAAGAAGCTGGTAGGTTTGCCAGACAAGAAGTTAATGAAATGATGTTAGAAAAAGAAGAATTTGTAAACAACATATGGGATCAAGCCTATGACCAAGAATGACCATAAGTGGAAGTTAATCTTAGTTAAAGATACTGGAGATGTCATTGTGGATTCTTTTAAAACTAAAGAATTAGCAAAGGAAGAGCTTGAGTATAGAAAATCGTTATGTGTTGCTATGGGATACTCAGTTGAATTTCCATATCGAATACGTAAAATTGTTACGTAACTCTTGAACTACTACTTAGTAGTAGTTCTAAGAGTTACTTATAATAGGAGATTGTTATGACGGATACTTATACTAAAAGCCGTTGCCCTGACTGCAACTCAAGTGATGCTTACACAACTTATCATTCGGATGGTCATTCGTATTGTTTTAGTTGTGAAACTTTTACCCCCTCTGGAGATAATAAACAAATGGAAACACAAAAAATTGTAAACATTTCTAACAATTCTAGTTCAGCACTTAAAAGTTCTGGCATCATTGATGCTATTAGTGAACGTAGAATATCAAAAGATACTGCAAGAGTATACAATACTCAAATTAAAAAGACAGGTAGCATGACAACCCATCATATTTATCAATACTTTGATGACAATGGTATACATATTGCTAACAAAGTACGTGAGGTACAGGGTAAAAAGTTCTGGTCTGAAGGTAATCTTTCTAGTTCAGGTTTGTTTGGTCAGAATATATTTGGTAAGTCTGGTAAATATATTACTGTGTGTGAAGGTGAGATAGATGCTATGTCTGCTTATGAGATGCTTGGATCTAAGTGGCCTGTTGTATCCATCAAGAATGGTGCTGCATCAGCCCTTGAGAATTGTCGTAGTGCTTTCGAGTATCTAAATAAGTTTGAAAAAGTTGTATTATGTTTTGATAGTGATAAGCATGGTAAAGAAGCATCACTTAAAGTAGCTGAGTTGTTTCAGCCTAACAAATGTTTGATCATGAATATGGAACTTAAAGATGCTAATGAATATCTTAAGACTAATCAACGTGAGAAATTTAATAGTACATGGTGGAACTCAAAGACTTTTACACCAGCAGGTATTGTAAATCTTTCTGAGTTAGGAGAAACATTATACGATGAGAAATATTGTGAGACAGTGTTATATCCTTGGTCAGATCTTAATGATAAAACTTATGGGATGCGTACTGGGGAGCTTGTTACCTTTACAAGTGGTGCTGGTATGGGTAAGTCAAGTATAATACGTGAGCTTATGCACCATGTCATGAGTAATACTAAAGATAACATAGGTGTTTTAGCAATGGAGGAGAACATTCGTAACACTGCCTTTAATATAATGTCTGTTGAAGCTAGTCAAAGACTTTACATTAAAGAAGTACGTGATAGATTTGATCGGAAACAATTACAAGAATGGCAAGATAAAACTATTGGCACTGGTAGGTTCTTTGCGTTTGATCACTTTGGTTCTATCTCTAACGATGAGATATTAAGTCGGGTTCGATTTATGGCTAAAGCATTAGATTGTAAGTGGATAGTATTAGATCATTTATCTATCTTAGTATCAGGGCAAGAAGATAATGGAGATGAACGCAAATCTATTGATGTTCTTATGACTAAGCTACGTTCTCTTGTTGAAGAAACAAACATAGGATTATTACTTGTCAGTCACCTACGTAGACCATCAGGTGATAGAGGCCATGAGGACGGCAGAGAAGTATCTCTCTCACATCTTAGAGGATCGGCTTCTATTGCTCACTTATCTGATAGTGTAATCGCATTAGAACGTAACCAACAAGCTGATGATCCTGTTGAAGCCAACACTACTGTCTTACGTATCTTAAAGAATAGATATACAGGAGAGACAGGAGTAACTTCAAGGTTGCATTATGATAAAGAAAGTGGTAGAATGACTGAGATCAGTAACCCATTTATGGAGGATGATGAAGATGACAACGGCAATAGTTGACATAGAAACAGATGCCTTAAATGCAACTCAAATACATTGTATTGTAGCTCGTAACTATTCTGATGGTAAAGAAAAAGTATGGGTAGGTGATGAGTGTAAAGAGTTTGCAGTTTGGTCTAAGATGATTGATAAGTTTATTATGCATAACGGTGTTAGCTTTGATGCCCCCATACTTAATCGTCTAACAGGATCGAACATCAAGCCATCACAAGTAAGAGATACTTTGATAGAGTCACAGTTATATAATCCTGTTAGAGATGGTGGTCATTCCCTAGCTTCATGGGGTAAGAGATTAAAGTTTCCAAAGGGTGACTTCCATACCTTTAATATGTATACACCTGAGATGTTAGAATACTGCCGACAAGATGTAAGACTAACACATAAAGTAGCCCAACAATTAGAGAAAGAAGGTAAGAAGTTTTCTTCTAAAAGTTATGACCTTGAGCTTAAGGTTAGGGCTATTGTAGATCAGCAAGAGAGGAATGGTTTTTCTTTTAACCTACGTGAAGCTATGTCTTTTCTTGCTACATTAGAAGAAGAACAACATGAGCTTGAGAATCAAGCACAAGAAATGTTTAAGCCAAGAGAAGTACAGCTTAAAACTAAAGTAAAATATATACCTTTCAACATAGCAAGTCGTAAGCAGATAGCTGAGAGATTAGAGGAACTAGGTTGGAAGCCTACTAAATTTACAGACAAAGGTAATATTATTGTATCAGAAGAAATACTTGACACAATTAATATGAAAGAAGCTAAGATGTTTAGCAGATACTTTCTACTACAGAAACGTACAGGCTTAATCAAAGCATGGATAGAAGCTTGTCAAGATGATGACAAAGTTCGTGGCAGAGTTATGACACTACGTACTATCACTGGACGTATGGCACACAACTCTCCTAACATGGCACAAGTGCCAGCAGTTTACTCTCCCTATGGTAAAGAGTGTCGTTCTCTTTGGACTATATCTAATCCTGATACTCATGTCTTGATTGGCACTGATGCTTCTGGATTAGAGTTACGTTGTCTTGCCCATTACATGAATGATCCTGACTTCACTAATGAAGTTCTTAATGGTGATGTACATACAGCTAACATGAAAGCTGCTGGTCTTACAGATCGTGATCAAGCTAAGACTTTTATCTATGCCTTCCTCTATGGTGCTGGCCCTTCTAAAATAGGTAAGGTGGTTGGTGGTTCTGCTAAAGAAGGACAGCAACTTATCACTCAGTTCTTACGTAATATGCCAAGGCTTAAAGAGTTAAGAGAAAATGTTGTAGAAGCTTCTCAAACAGGAACTATTAAAGCTCTTGATGGTAGGCTCTTACATATCAGAGCAGACTACGCATCTTTAAATACTTTACTTCAAGGTGCAGGTGCTATCATTTGTAAACAATGGTTAGTGCATATCACTGAACGTATACGTAAATTAGGAGTTGATGCTAAGTTAGTTGCTTCTATACACGATGAGTATCAGTTTGAAGTAGCTAAGAAAGATGCCACTAAGTTTGGACAGATTACTAAAGATGCTATGAAAGAAACAGAGAAGACATTAAATATTAAATGTCCTCTTGATTGTGAATTTAAAATTGGAACAACATGGAGTGAGACACATTGATATGGAAACCCGAACATGTAAAGTATGTGGTAGTATAAAACCTCTTACTAAAGAATACTTTAATAGTGAAAGATATTTAGAAAATGGTGATAACACTTTTAGAAAAGCTTGTTCTCAATGTGAAAAAGATGAGAAAAAATTACTTAGAAAATTAAAATTAAAAAACCCATTACCTGAAAATCATCAGTGTCCTATTTGTTTAAAGAAAGAAGAGGAGATAGACCACTCACGACCTTGGTGCTGTGATCACGATCATGAAACCTTAGAGTTTAGAGGATGGTTATGTCAAAGATGTAATCAATCTTTAGGTACAGTTGAAACAGCAGCTAGATCTATTTTATATTTAACCGATGCAACATTACGTAACTCTAGTACTACTACTAAGTAGTAGTACATAGAGTTACTTATAAGGGGAATAATATGCCACATAACAACAGGCCGTTTGATAGACAATCATACAATCAAAATGATGCCAGAGCTAAGAAAGCTATGGTGAGTTATTTAACTGCACAAAACTTTAGTAATATTGTAGATAAAGAAGATTATTATTTTGATGTCTCAGCTAGTAAGAAAGATAAAAAGTTTTTCTTCGAGGTTGAGATTAAGAATCAGTGGGGTTCTAGTTGGAATCCTTCTTGGAGAGAAGTTCGTATACCAGAAAGAAAAAGGAGGTTGATTAATAAAAAGAATAAAGAATATGCTAACCACGATTTATATTTTGTGGTCTTTAACTCTGACTGTACACAAGCTTGGTTTATTAAAGATAGTATAGTTAATAGTTCTAATGTTGGAACAATACAAAACTCTAGGAGGGTTGGAGAACCCCACTTGGAAGAACCTTTCTTTCACATCCCTACCGAAGAAGCTAAACTCATAACACTATAAGGAATTAAAATGAAAGAGAAAAAGAAATTAATATTATTAGGTGACAGTGTATTTGATAATGCTGTTTATCTACAACCTAATGAGAAAAGTGTAACACAACATTTAATAAATAAATTAGAGTCAACTGAATGGCAAGCTCATGTCCATGCTTTAGATAAAACTACTACTGAAAATATACATCCTCAGTATGCACATGCTGATATAGATAGTGATACTCCATCTAATATTATATTAAGTGTTGGTGGTAACGATGCACTACAGTATATTGAAAGTTTAGACAAACTTAATTTAGAAACTTTATACATTATTAAAGAAAAGTTTTGGAAAAATTATATGACAGTCGTAGATGCTTTAGCAAGCACAGGGCATCAGATATATCTATGTACTATATACAATCCAAAATTTCCTGATCCTCTTATACAAAGAAAAGTAGAGGCAGGTTTGTCAATATTTAATGATGTTATATTAACAGCAGCTAATGATCTATGGGATGACTGCTTTATTTATGGTAGACACACAAAGAACTATCCTTTAATAGATTTACGTAATGTTTGTCGTGATGATAAATGTTTTGCTAACCCTATTGAACCGTCAGAGTATGGAGGTGATAAAATAACTGACGCAATACTAGAAATAGTACTTGACCATTAATTTAAGATATGATATTATACAAGTAATCAAAAAGGAATAAGCCTTGATGGTTATATTACATGTCACAATAGAGTGACGATAGAAAAAGGAAATAGAAAAAAATGAATGATCCAATTTATATTACAGGTAAATGTCACTATGCTTCAATCACTGAGCCTAATACAAAGTTTGAGCCAGTATGGTCAATACAGATTGAAGTTGATGATAACAACCGTTCAGTAATTGAAAGTGCTGGACTATCAATTTCTAACAAAGGTGATGATCGTGGAGACTTTGTTACCATTAAACGTAAAGTAGCACGTAAAGATGGTACTCAACGCCAAGGACCAATGGTAAAAGATTCTCAAAATAATAATTGGGATGGTAAGTTAATTGCTAATGGTAGTGTAGTTAATGTTAAAGCTATACCGTTTGAGTGGAACTATGCAGGTAAGTCAGGGGTGTCTGCTGACCTAGCTGCTGTACAAGTAGTAGACTTTATTGAGTATACTAGTGGTGCAGATAATGATTTTGAAATAGTCGAAGGTGGGTATGTCACTAAGAATACTTCAGAAGAAATTCCTTTTGCATCTTAATTTTAACTATGAGTGAGTGAGGGAGACTTGGGGTGGAGTTTAGTTGGATTTTCTCCACCCCATTTTTTTATAATGAAACAAATTAAAACATTAGTTAATGATATATACGATTTATTTTCTCTTGATCCTATTAAGATGGATGAAAAAGAAGTAGATAAACATATAGATACATTTGGAGAAATGTTAAAGGTTCATATTAAAGCTTTCTTATATGAGAAGCCTAGAACTAGAGGTAATCTTAGGCTATCTGCTGTTGGTAAACCTGATCGACAGTTATGGTATGATGTTAATAGTAAAAATGAAGTAGAAGAACTTAAACCTAGTACAAGAATTAAATTTTTATATGGATATATATTAGAAGAACTTCTTTTATTATGTGCATCCATTGCTGGACATAAAGTTACTGATCAACAAAAAGAAGTTAATGTTGAAGGTGTTTTAGGACATCAAGATGCTATGATAGATGACGTTTTAATTGATTGTAAAAGTGCATCAGGATTTGCTTTTAAGAAGTTTAAAAGTAATAACTTAGTTGGTGATGATCCCTTTGGATATATAGGACAGATCTCTGCTTATGCTGAAGCTAACGGCCTTGGTGGTGAGGGGGTAGCACCAGATGAAGTTATTGCAGCATTTTTAGTTATAGATAAATCAAGTGGTGAGATATGTCTCACTCCTGTACGTAAGATGGAGAAGGACAATGCTAAAAACAGAGTCAGTCATCTTAAAAAATTGGTTAGTAATGATCTTGTGCCTGATAGATGCTACTCTCCTATTGCTGATGGGGAGTCTGGTAATCTTAAGTTGCCTATTGGTTGTGTTTATTGTAGCCATAAAAGAGAGTGCTGGTCTGATGCTAATCAAGGTAAAGGATTACGTGCTTTTAAATATTCAAGAGGTCTTACCTATCTTGTTAGAGTTACTAAGGAACCTAAAGTTGAAGAAGTAAGTAACTGGTAATGCATTGGGATATTAAAAGTAAACCTGATTTAAGTAAGTTTGGCTTTGTTTATTGTATTACTAATACAAAAACAGGCCAAGCTTACATAGGTTGTAAACAATACTTTAATTATAAAAAAGGTAAAAAGAAAACAGAGTCTAATTGGAAATCTTATATGGGTTCTAGTACTCACTTACTTGAAGACATTAAAAAATTAGGCAAGAAAAACTTTAAGTTTGAAATGATAGCTGAGTTTAAAAACAAACGAAGCTTACGATACTACGAATGTTATTATCAAATGAAATATAATGTATTATGTAGTACACTTGAAGGAACTGATAATCCTGCATATTATAATAATTATGTAGGGGGTAAGTTCTACAGACCAGTGGAAGAATACTACGATGTTGATTGATGATCTGTTTGAAAAAGAAAAAAGTTTATATGAAATTACAGATCAAAATCCACATAAATCTTTGTATGTTGCTGTTATACTACAAGCCTTATTAGATATTTCTAAACCTAAATTAGAAAAAGAAAAAAGTAATATACAAGTTCAGAGAGATCAAGCACACTCTTGGATATTCACATCTGTTGGTGTGACATCTAAAGATTTTCAAGAAGTTTGTTTGTATGCTGGATTAAAACCAGAGTCAGTTAGAAAAGTTGCCTACAGTTTAATTAATTCAGAGGATACAAAAAATGTCAGAAACACAATCAAGTCTTTACTCTAAAGAAGATCCAGTAAATAGTCCTTCACATTATAATATGCTGGATGTTGAAGCCATAGATATCATTGAAATGTCAATGACAAAGGACGACTTCTTAGGTTATCTTAAAGGAAATGCTTTAAAGTATTTAATTAGATATAAACATAAAGGTAAACCTGAAGAAGATATAAGCAAAGCAATATGGTACTTAAATAAATTAAAAGATAAAATTAAATAGAAAGGAAATAATAATGGAAAACGAAATCCAATATGGTATGACACTCCCCATCTCAGAAGAGATAGATAATATTAAGTATAGGCAAACAGGAGAAGACTTTTATAGTAAGGTTGTACGTATTGCAGAAGCCTTAAAGGATACACCTGATCACTTTGAGAACTTTAAGGATGCACTTAGGCATCTTAGATTCTTACCTGCTGGTAGGGTACAGAATGCTATGGGAGCAGCAAGACAGACTACTGCTTACAACTGCTTTGTCAGTGGTGCTATAGAAGATAGCATGGATTCTATTATGGGTAGAGCTACTGATGCTGCTGAGACAATGCGTAGAGGTGGTGGCATAGGCTATGACTTCTCTAGGCTACGTCCCAGAGGAGATCGTATCAAGTCTCTAGACTCTAGAGCATCTGGTGCAGTCAGCTTCATGCAAATCTTTGATGCTGTATGTCAGACCATAGCATCTAGTGGGCAT